ATGGGCTTCAATCTCTTCATAATCATTGTTTTTTTTGTGAAATATATACCTATTATTGAGAAACTGCTTACGGGTAAAAATGCAGTTTTGGCTCCAAATTATAAAACAAAAAAGTCCCTAGATAAGCTTGATGAGCTTAATTCAGGACTTTTGTTTATTGTTTTAAGAGCGACAAACGGGATTCGAACCCGCGACCCTCAGCTTGGGAAACGGTGTCATTAATCCTGTTAGTCAAGTACTTACATTGACCTGTGTAATTCATTTGTAATTGCTTCTTTTTACTTTGCTTTAATAAATGCGCTAAAATCTATAATTACGCACTCTTGCCTTTGAACGTCTCGGCTTTTTTAGGGTATCCAAGTTGCTCCTGAAGTAATTCAACTTTTCCCTCTAATCTACCTACCATATTACTCAGTCTAGCATTTTCTGATCTAAGATATTCAATTTCAGTTACTGATCCTATATCTCCGTAAGTTTCTTCCGGATCACATAATTTATCGAAATTTTCATTACCTTCTCTTGCTTTGTCAAGATACATCTCTCCTATGCCTAATATAAGCCACTCCATAGATATCTTAGGGTATGCGCAAGCAATAGCGTTAATAGTACTGTAACTTGGATTGCTTTCGCGTGCAAAAAGGCTATTAATAGTCATTGGATTTGAATCAATTCGAAGACTAAATGCCCTTATTGATTTCTCGTTTTCATCTATTATACGCTTAATTCGCTGTAATATAGGTGATTTAATACTTTCTTTGTTTTTATCCATTCTAAATTATGCTATTGAGTGTAAAATATATAAGCAATTGCTTGCGTATGTACTCTATTGCGTATATCTTTGCAGTTAGTTAGTTAGTTAGTTAAGTATCTAGCCTGATATATACCGCTATTAAGTATTTAATTTCGGTACAAAGATACTAATTAGCTGTAAAACAGCAATGAATGTATTAGTTAATTAAGTAAATAAATATAAAATGGAGAAAAATAGTGTAACAGTAGATGCTATTCTAGCAATCGAAAAAGGAGAGTCAAAAACCTTTAAGGTAAATCATCCCCGGCAGTTGGGATCCGCCCGCGTAACGGCTAATTACGTGCAGAAAAACTATCCGGAGAACGGACTTAAATATTCTTGCTCATGTGATTATCCGCGCTTACTAGTCACGATTACTGCGCTTGATAAATAATGCTCGTAGATATCACTCCAGCGCAAGTGACTTATCTTAAATTTCTCGTAGCTCATCGCCTCGAGAAAGAAGATAGAGAGTTTCTTTCACAACGCCAGGCTTTCGCAAGATTCGGGAGAGGAAACGTTGAGCGCTGGCTTCAAACTGGCAAGATAGAATCGTATCTCCGCCCAAAATGTATAGAATACAAACTGGCCGATCTACTCAGCTGTGCCGAGGAGCGGCAGGATTACGATAAGTAACCTTCCTTTAATATTATAGAAATGAAATACAGTGAAGACGATAAGAACCGTATAATTGAGGCGGCTGATAATAATCTCCTGAAGGTAATAAGCTCTTTTATTACTTTAGAAAAAAGAGGTTCCGACTATGTAGGAAAATGCCCTATGTGCGGAGAACCTAGAGGCCTACACTATACTGAAGGTAAAAAAATATTTAAATGTTTCCATTGCAACGAGCTTAAGGGAAACAATGCTGTAACTCTGCTTATGAAGGGATTTAATAAAACCTTTCCTGAAGCATTAGAAGACCTCGGTAATCTATTTGGTATATATCTTCCTATACAAGATCAATCGAAAGAGGTCAAGGAAGCAACAGTATCTAAAGTTAATAATAAGAAGAAAGGCCGCAAAAGTAAGGGCGAGTCTCTAGATTCTTATTGTGCTCGTATGTTGGCTGAAAGCGGACTCACTTTTGAAGATGTTACGGCTAAAGTCTATAAAAGCGATGAAAAATCGACTATATTCGAATGCAAGACATTTCATGCCGGTACGGTATCGCCCAAAGGCGAAATCGATAATACCGGGGACGATGCCATTATTGAATATTATGACTTAGCCGGATTCCCAGTTAAGTATGATGTTTTAGATGCGAAAGGTAGAGCCACGACCGAAAAGAAATCTTACTTCCGTGTTCGGTGGCAATATCCGGACGAACATAAGAATAAAGATTCTAAACCTACTAAGTATCGGAGCCCACGTGGATCAGGAACGCCAATATATATTCCGGAACGTCTTCGGAAAATGTATAATGCCGGTACTGAGATTCCTCGCCTCTATATTCAAGAGGGAGAAAAAAAGGCAGAAGCTTCTTGCAAGTATGATATTCCTTCTATTGCTATATCAGGAATACAGAATCTCGGACAGAAAGGAGCCCTTCCGGAAGACCTGATCCGGATCATTCAAAAATGCTCTGTTCATGAAGTTGTGCTACTTTTCGATTCTGATTGGAACGATATCGGAGAACATATTAAGCTTAGCGATGCCGTTGATCAACGCCCGCGTAACTTCTTTTATGCTGCTAGGAATTATAAGGAATACATGCGATCTCTTAAGAATCGCGAGATATTCGTAGAAATTTTTATAGGGCACGTAAATAAGAACGAAGCCGGTGACAAAGGTATCGATGATCTTCTTGCCAATACCCTGAAGGGAAAAGAAAAAGAATTAGCGGAGGATATTGAGTACGCTATCAATGAGAAAAACAAAGAGGGCAAATACTGTACATTTTTTCAAATAACCTCGCATTCAGATCATAAGCTCGAGGAGTTATGGTCACTTAATAATCCGAAAAAATTCGCAGAAGCTCATCGCGATATCCTTCGTAATCTTCCTGAATTTAAACTTGGCCGCCACCTTTGGAAATTCTCCCCGGACGGAGAGTTGGAAAGCGCCCAACCGCTTGAGTCCGATGAAACATTTTGGCGCGAAATAGAGAAAACAAAGAGGGATGGAACTTCTTACACAGAATACGAATTCCGATATGTTCGTAGCAGAATATTCTTGCAAAATCACGGTTTCGGGCGCTTTCGGCAAATTGATAACCAATTTTGCTTCATTCATTTAACTCCACCATTTGTGCGCGAGATATTACCCTCAGATGCCCGTGATTTTCTTTTTGAATTTACTGAGGTCAATTGCAAAGAAGAAATAAATGAAATGATATCTAAGGGAGTTAGCCAGTATGTTGGCCCCGATAAGCTTTCACTACTCAAATTTATATTTCCGAACTTTATTCCATCAACAAGGGATGAACAATTTTTTTATTTTGGCCAGCAATGCTGGAAAGTTTCACAGACATCCGTTGTAGAGTCCGGATATGAACAAATAAGCCATCACATTTGGATCGACCAGATGAGGAAATTCAAAGCTGCTTATATAGGTTCTCCTCTCATTCAGTTCCAAGATTGTGACGGTCAATATCTATATAGCATGTCGGCAGCCGGCACAAAATGCCATTTCTTGCGTTTTTTGGAAAACACTTCTAATTTTACTTGGCGGAAAGAAAAAGATATTGCCGCAGGAGAAAAAGTAGAGATTACGGATGCTGAAAAAAAGGAGAATAGACAGCACCTTCTCTCCAAATTGTGCGCTATTGGTTATCTGATGATGACATGTAAGGATCCCAATGTTGCGCGAGCTGTAATAGGCATGGATGGCGCGCAATCTGAGGTAGGGGAGAGTAACGGGCGCTCAGGTAAATCGTTAATTGGTGAACTAATGAGACAGGTACTTCCTCTTACGTACATTGATGGAAAGAAGCGGGACATGTTTAATGACGGATTTATCTGGAATGACGTCAGCGAAAAAACTCGTATTGTATTTATTGATGACGTACTGCAAAACTTTCAGTTTGAAAGCCTTTTCCCATGTATAACAGGCGATTGGAATGTAAACTATAAAGGTGGCCGCCGTATTAGCCTCCCTTTCTCATTTTCTCCAAAGATATATATTGCTACAAACCATGCAATTAAAGGTAGTGGTAGCAGTTTCTCTGATCGTCAATGGCTACTTGCATTCTCTGATTTTTATAATAGTTCCCATAAACCGGCTGATGACTTTGGTTGTTTATTCTTCCATGAATGGGACTATGAACAGTGGAATCTATGTTGGAATATGATGGCCAACTGCGTACAGCTGTACATGAAGTTTGGTGTAATTCAAGCATCTGGAGAACGCCTAGAGCAGCGCAAGTTACGACAAGAAATAACTGAAGGATTCCTTTCATGGGCGGAAGAATATTTTTCGTCAGAAACAAAAATAAATGCAAGAATAAATAAAAAAGAACTGGTAGATTCATATAGAATCTATGATCCAGTAAATAGCAAATTCTGTACCCCAACAGAATTTAAAAAGCGTATAACTAAATATTGTGAATGGAAAGGATATACATTTAATCCTCACCGTTATGATCCGGTAACTGGAAAACCTTTTTCTTTCGACAAGGATGGCCGTGCAATAACGGTCGATAAATCGGGCGGAATAGAATTTTTTACCGTGGGTAATAAAAATTACTTCAAAGAGAATCCAGCTCCTGCACCAAATACTGCAGCAGTAGATGGAAAAATCGCTGATAAAAATGAAGTAGATGAACTGCCATTTGCTCCAAGTAAAGATAACAATTATCTATTTTGATTATGGAACGTCCTAACCTACACCAATATGCCTATAACGGCGACGAAGATTTTAAAGAATTCCGCGAACAAGATGATGCCGGATTTCATGCGTATTTTTTGAAAATATTCGATTTTTTTGATGCGATAAAAGAGGGTGAAGAAATCGATGTTCTTAAAATAGTTTCCCCGGAGAGCTATAAAAAGTTCACCAAAGTTGCCGGATATTATATGCAATGCGACCTCGTTCAGAAAGGCGCATTTGGTGGTATTCTTCAATATAGAGACGAAAAAGAAACTCTAATATTTAGAAATTATAATTCGTATAAAAATAGAACCAAATGCAATTAGAAAAGAAAATCATGTTATGCGTTGATAGCGACGCTGAGACAAGAAAAAAAATGATTAGCAAACTGGCCGTACAGATGGGACTCGCTATAATCCCAAGTGATTCTTCCAAGCTAATTAAGTCAGACATTTACGATGTCGATCTAGAGAATGATTATATAATTCTCTGCGACAATGTAGATCTATCCGGATCGGACCGTATTCTTCACGCTTTATATCGTCGTGCAGCACTTGGCGCTCCGGTTATTATCGGCGCCAAGAAAATGAATAAAGTCGCAGAATTCATGTGCTGCGTTCATTACTCAAGTAATTTACTTTAAACTCCCTTTTATGAAAGACAAAACCTCATTCAAAGCAACGATCAATGATCGCTTCATCAGCAAGAAGATGAAGAAGAAACATTTATTCAATTACATTCAGAAGATTCACCGAGAATTAACCCGGCTACAGAAAGAGAATAAAGAGTTAAATTCTGCGCTTGTGTCTTATGCTGGCGACATATTTAAAATCAAGAAATTAAAAGAAGAAATACAGGCCGAAATGGCCGAACTTAAAAGGAATGAACGACAGTATTTAAAGGAGTCGATTTTTGCATTATGCTTCGGAGCATTATTTGCTGCATTCGCAATTCTTTTGGTAAGGCTTATTATACGTTCAATTATTTAATAAACAAAAGACGGAAATGGAAACAATTGGATTAATCCTAATGGCTATAATCGTTATAGTCGGCTTCTGGGCGATATATCGCGCTGGAGTAGCATCAGACAAGTTATCCGATCGATTAGATCGATGTGAGGTTAGACTTGATATCATTGAAGAAGGAAAAGTTCTAGAGCCTACTGAAATTACTGAATCGCAACAAAACAATAAGTAGAGCCATGATACAAAGAATATTCACCCAAAACGGTAAAACACTCGTATTTTACAAAGAACACAACGATACAAAGTTTTCTTTTCTAATAGATGGCGAACCAGAATTAACAGAATTGCTGCTTGCTAATTGTAATACTAAAAGAGTAACAGCTAGAGAGTTAATATATGCTGTTCCAGGCATATTCTCCAAAATAGAAGCCGGATTAGTTAAACCTTATGTTGGGAGTCACCCGATGATTAAACTTTCAGAATATTGCCAAAAGCGTTGGGGGGAGAACATTGTATGTGAGATTGCGCAAAAAGATGGTCCTGTGTATTCTCCAACAATATTAGTTAAGCTAACACTTCCAAATGGTGATTGCTATACCGGATCCGGAAGTAACCAGCGCATAGCTCGTCAACTAGCAGCTTCAGCTGCAATGGATTTTTTAGGAATCTAATAATAACAAAAAAAGCAACAAAGATGGATACACAAGAATTAAAGAAAAAATATCCTGATTTAGTAGTATCTAAATCAGAGTTCCCGGTAGTATATTCTGCCTCTGATTTAATGTCTAAATTAAAAGAGGCATACGGTATTAATGCAATAAATAGAATTATACATATGGAGCATAGTGGTAGAAATGTGACTCTCTATCTAAGTGTAGAGTATGGATCTTTCATCTCTCAATTAGCTCCAGGGAGTAGCGTTATCATGACAGGAGCCGACATAGAATTCAATCCGGAGTGGAAAGATAAAGTTTGGGAAATATCTTATGGTCCTGCCATGATGTGTGGCGAATGGGTTGTGTGGTTAAAAGACTTTAGCGGGGCGTATAGCTGTCAATATCTAAAATTAGAATTATAAATCCATCGCCATGTCACTAACGCTAAATAAAATTTATGAGTTCGATCCCGTGATTTATCCATACGGTATCTGGATTGTTATCGATAATAATCCCAATTTGATACCAGATCTATTCGATGAATATAGCGGGAAACCGATTGAATCAATTGATAGAGATACTAAGGGATTGGAAGCGTTTACAATGCCTGTAATCAGAAAAGAGAATCCAAAATTTGGGGTTGTTATCTTTTTTCGGTCAAAGGAAAGCATGACGTTCGAATTAGCTGCGCATGAGTCCTCTCATGCTGCCAAGTATCTATTTGAGCATATAGGCGCAAACGTAGCTGCACACGAAACATTTGAGTTCCTTGTTGGTTGGATTGCCAGCTGTATTGGGGAAATAAAATCAGGAAATATAATAATACTTTAAGACTAACAATTATGAGCTATTTAAAAAGACAAATAGAGGATCAGGAAGAACTTTATTCTGATTTAATCAATCGTGGTGAATCTACTTCTAATAAGGCTAAATATAAGAAACCTGAGGTATTGGCAGAAAGTACTAATATGATGGTGCTATGTAGACCAGTAAGTATACCAAGTGGTAGCCCGTGCAATCCGCCAAAGCCAGCCGGACGATGACGCAATGATAAGTAAATATAGTAACATCTTAACAACGAAAAAAATCATGCATTTATACTTTAAAACAAAAAAAGAGAGTGAAACTGGAAGTAAGTTTCACGAGCTAGAGGAACGTGGCCTTGCTTGTGGAGAGGCTGTAAAACAATTCCTTGATAAGTACCATTTTCAATGTTATCGGCCTAGTAGAATATCGTTTGTAGGTGGGATTTCTGCATGCTGTAGCCCTACGCAAATAGTTGATAGAGCTCTTTGGAAAGAGACTGGAACTGGACCTGAAGAATATATGCCCCGGCTTAATATTAAAAAAGGCAAAGCAATTATGGAAGAAATAAAAGTTTTGCCAATTGTCGATATCGATGAGCTCAATAAAGTGGTAGGATATCCTGGCAACGGATTTAAATCCTCTACAATTGGATTCTCAGGTCGAGCTGCTTGTAAAAGCCATTATGGCTTTATCATCCTTGATACTTGGAACGTCAAAGTTCCTAATGATTGTGAGGAAATCACAGCAAGTGAGTATAAAAAAATGTTTTTAAAAGAAAAATAAAATCATGGAAAAGAGCATAAACATAATACCTGGTACACGGGTAGTAACTAAATTTAAGAAGGATGGCAGTACGGTTACCATTTCCCTGCCAGAAAATAAAAATTACAAATTCAAAGATGGTGATTTTGTTCGTTCAGTTTGTCGTTTTCTTAGTCATGAATGGTATTATATCTACAAGGGTGTTGATGAAAATGGAGCTATAAAGTTCTACGCTTTATTTGATGAAAAATTTGTTTGCAAAGAAAAGAAGATAAGCTTTGGAATCGGATATTATATGGACCATGTCGAATCGCGAATTATGACGATGGTAGAAAAAACAAAAGCTATTGAGTCCTTAAAAATTGCCGGCAGCCAATGGGATGCTGAAAATAAGCGTATGGTTAATATTAAGCCTGAATTTAAACCCGAACTATAATACATACAATAATGGAAATAACTAAAATTCGCATAGGGAAAGCTATGCTCATAGACACTCGTGAAGATGTCTATAATCTTGAATTTAAATTGGATGATGATAAGCGTTTCTATGGATACTCCTACGATCATTTCCAAACAAAGAAAGATGCTCAGTTGGCCTTGAATAATCACAATAGCGGTTGCTTGGTGTATAAGCCCTTCCGTAAAATATCTAACTCGAGGCGATGGTGGCTTAAGGCAGAGGTTCCTGCCGATGCCTTGCCTTTCTTTATATAATGGAAAAATTACCAACCTTTCAGCTACCATTATTGCTACAATGGAATGAAGAAGCAGTTGCCGCAGACTGGAAACTCGCTATTGATACAATAATATACCGATCGAATATATCTAAGGAATATGTTTTTTCGTGCGTAGGACTTCATTATTGGTTTGTTCTATTCGGAGGGAATTCACAAGTAGACTTCGATATCAGAGATGTATGCGCGCATCTAGAAATCGAGTTCAGTGAAAAAGAACATGAATTTAAATATATGCTTAAAAAAATAAGAGCCATTTATCGCAAAGTGGGCAATAAGGGCATTTTGTCTTTGTCAGATATATCTGTTGAAAAAGTAGATATAACCGCCGATGTTAATGATTTCCCTTTCTAAATATTTTCCTATGAAAAAATATAGAAAGAAAGTATTGGATGTCTGTTGTGGTCCCCGAATGATGTGGTTTGATAAGGAAAACCCTTTGGCCATGTTTGTAGATATTCGCAAAGAAAGTTTCATTGCATGTGATGGCCGCACTATTAATATTGATCCGGATCTTATTGCAGATTTTAGGAGCCTACCTTTTGATGACAATAGTTTTAAATTAGTCGTTTTTGATCCGCCACATGATCGATATGCTGGCAAGAATAGTTTCCTGGCACAAAAGTATGGAAAGCTCTCTGAAACATGGGAAAGCGATCTATCTAAAGGATTTAATGAATGTATGAGAGTTCTATGCGACGATGGTATATTAATTTTTAAATGGAATGAAATTAGATTCCCGGTTAGCAGAATACTTTCTCTTTTCAATCAGGATCCGCTATTTGGACATAAGTCCGGAAAAGCTTCAAAAACGCATTGGCTTTGCTTTATGAAAAATCAAAAATAATATAATTTATAATTATGGAAAAATCAAAAGTACTAGAGGCCATCCTTGAAATGGCCAAAGACGATAATAAAGGGCTTATGATGAGCGATACAGTTGTTTCTGCATCAGAACACCCTAAAGGAGGTATCATTTCTTTTGGCGTTCCTAAAGCGATAATGGAGGATGCTAAGCTAGTTAATCCTTTTTTTACTACAGCGTACTTGCATGTTTCATTCGCGATCGATCGCAAGGAGCTTAAAGCGTATCTAGCAAAACAATCAAACGGATGAAGTATCTAATAGAATCATGTACCCTCTACTATGTGGATGGCCATCACGAAAAACTATTATTGCAGGATGAGGTAGTGGTAACTGATATCAATGCTTACAAGCGTTCTATCACAGCGCTGATACATGGTATCGATCACATCCTACTTAGTTATTCAGAGCTTAGTTAGTAACTATCTATGTGCTAAACATTTCTTTGGATGCGTGTAAATGGCATTTAGCGGGCGACACAGCGACTTTAAAACTATTATAAAGCAATGTGTTGGAGGTATTATTTAGCGGGCTGTACGTTTATCGTGCAGCCCGCTTTTTTTCTCCCCCGGTTTCCCCTTTTACCCCTTAATTTCATTAAAGTACTTTTGAACTAAAGTTCATACGGATTTGGAAAGAAAAAGAGGGGATGGGGGAGGAAGTCTCCCAGCATCGAGAATACCGTCAAATGGATAAGCAATCTTCGCAGATGGGGGTATATAATATATACTTTTTTTATTATTTTATTTTTATAAAAAAGACTACTATAAAAAAAGAGAAATAAATCGTGCAATCGTGCGCATGCTATTTATTTCTCTGAATATTAGTTTTTTAGATGCGTACGATTTTTGCACGATTCCGCACGATTTGTTCAAAAATGGTTTTTTATGCCTTTTCGTGCAAAAACCTTGATTTTAGTGCACTTTTGCACAAAAATCGTGCGCCTGTAATCTTCTAATTTTCAGCACAAAAAGAGTTCTTTTTAAAAATGCGCACGACTGCACGATTTATATTCAATGTTAGTACAAGGGTGTATTCCATTGTTCCCTATTTTGGCTTATATTATTAACGTAAACGCTTGATTAATAGACTTTTTTTTATTATCTTTGTGCTGTATTGATTTAAAAAAACACCTATATTGAAGCATTCAATATGCTATTTTTTTTTAATAAAAAAGATACTTAAATAATGCACCTGCACGATTTTTTTCGAAAAAACGGTAAAAATCTACTTAGGTAATGCTACGTTAAACATAACAATGTAATTAAAAATGTACACTGTAAGGATTAAACTTAAGGCACATGTGGCTGAATATTTACAAGGGAAATTCGGCACAGGAACTCCGGTACTCGTAAGATTGCCGAATAGCAGCGATTTATTCTTTGTTTTGCTTGACTTGCTTTCTAAACGCCCTGAATCGTGCCCAGTTGATAGAGGTAACTGTGAAATTCTAATTCCTGATCGCGAATATGGCAAACATCCGGTGGTGTACAATTATATATCAGATAATGCTCAAGAAGTTTTTTCTGCGCATGCTGAGTGTGTTATGTGGGCAGATATTCATCAGTATATGGAGGAGCAAAAGCATGTGAAGGGAATTAACTATCTTCAGAGTGCGTATTTCATAGTCGAATCTTTAAAGATAAAGTCGATCTCTACTGATGCTATAATTAAGAATCATTTCCGATGGAGAAAGCGTTGTAGAAGGACGTGGACTTCGCGAAAAAAAGTTTCCATGAAAATGGGCTGATTTGTCCATTTTATGTCCTTTTTATAAAATAAAAATTATGAGTATTAAAAACAGAATGGGAGGGGTGGTATCAGCTTGGTTTATTCCAATATATGATATTGCAGAATACTTTCGGATTAACAGCCGTGAAGTATGTTATAAAATTAGTGCTGATAGAACTCCACATAAGTTGGCATTTCCTTCAGAAGGTTTTCAACTCAATTCGGAGTATGATGATGAAATTTATACGATATCTGCTGAAATAAAGCTGATTTCTGATAAATTATCTACGGACGATGAGATATTATTACGATCTTCGACAGAAGGATTCGTAATAATATACAAGCAATCGGATGAAGTACTTCGTATAGTTGGTTCACCTGTTACTCCTCTTAAGGGACATCTTGCTAGCCCTAGTGGCACAAAGGTATCTGATGCCAATCATTTTACGTTATCGCTTTCTTGTGAAAGCGAAATTGATGCAATGAAGGCTATAGAATTGTAGTCCTTCTTCGCCTATATAATGTGTGTTAACTTTGTGCAATTAAAAGTTATCACACATTTTTTTTATGAAAAATGAAGCAAAAAGAGTAATACTTACCGACTCGAGTCTTAACAGGCACGGATTTCGAGTTTTGACTTCGGGGATCAATCTAGATGGATTCCTGAAAAATCCGATTATGTTGTGGAATCACTTCCGTGACGAGGGTAGTGCCATATGGGGAAATTATCTTCCCATCGGACACTGGGAAGATATAAAGGTAGAAGGTGATGTTATTACCGCTATTCCTGTATTCGATGAAGCTGATGAACTATCTCGAGTAATTAAACAAAAGTATGAAGCGGGAACTATTTCTACTGCTTCTATTGGTGCCAATATAGAAGAAGCAACTACCGATCCCTCTATGATGATTCCTGGACAAACTAAGCCAACCATTTCTAAATGTGATCTTCTGGAAGTTAGTATGGTAGATATTCCGGCTAATTCAAACGCAGTTAAATTGTATTATAAAGATAGCGATAACTCTTACAAAACTCTGGCTGTAAGTGATATTGATAAGTTTTTGCCGGGGACTAAATTTAAAAAAAACATGAAATTAAAAGCGACATGGATTGCGCTACTCAGTTTTCTAGGAATTGAAAATTTAACCGCTGAAAACGAGGAGCTAAGCGCTGAAAAAATGGAGTCTATCAACGGTGAAATGACTCGACTAAAGGCTGAGAATACCACTCTTACTGCCGAACGAGATCAGCTGAAGATATCTTCCGAGGGAGCTATTACAGCTAAAACTACTCTTGAAACGGAAAAAACTAATCTTACTACTGAAAACATTGCGCTTAAAGCTCAAGTGGAAGCTCTAAAGAAAGCTCCAGCCGGAGAAGAAAGCAAACCGCCGGCTCCTGAAGGTGAACCAGCCGCAGAAGAAGGTGTTGGCGATGATGAAGTTCTTTCTATTTGTAATGATACTAAGCTTAGTTTTTCCGAAAGGTCTGCTAAACTTAAAAAATTAGGATATTAATACAACAAATTATATGACAAAATTAGTAGACGTATCTAAATTAAAAGATGCAACCGTATTGTACGATCAAGGTTTACGTACACTTCCTTTTCTATCATTTCAGTCCATAGCTCAAGTACTAGGACTAAATGTAATGGATATTAAGGGCAAACATTCTTTGATCCTTGAGCGCCGAAAGGCCGGTGGAACTGTTCCATACTCTGTAGGTATGACTCCTTCCTATCTAGCGGATATCTTGGGCTATGATCCTAGCATCATAGAACCAAAAGATACTGTTTTCTGTACGAAAGAAAATAGTAAAAAATACACGGACAATGAGCTTCTAGTGGTTGGCGGAGTGCCTGTTAGTAACATAACTAAGCGCCATCCAATGGAATTCCAAATTCTCTCTGCTCTCGTTAAATCTCATGCTGAAGATGTATGCAACTATATCTTTTTCGGCGATAGAGATGAAGCAGTAAAAACGCCTGCTACTGCATTTAACGGCCTTTTCACTCATATAGATGATATGATCACTTCCAGTGCAATTGCTGCCGGTAATGGTAATTATGCTGTGACTGGCGCAATTGTAGCTCCTACTACAGAAACGGATGCAGCAGCATACGACATTTTGATTGATTTTATTGGCGATGCAAACCCATTCTTAAGAGACCCTCGGCAAGGCGGACCGGCTCAATTACTGATATCTGACTCGGTATTTAAAAATGTTCGTGATGCGTTAAAGATCAAGTTGAAAATGCTTGAATATCCAACAGCTCAAAGAGTGTTAGAATGCATCAGAGAGGATTCATTCTGTCCTGATCTGGAAATAGGAAGAAGTACTATTCTTGGCACAGGAAGTCGATTGACTTTACAGAAAAAAGGAAATATGGATGTAGCGTTCAATTCGCAGGCAGCCACTAAATTCTGCCAAGTTCGTGACATTTTTGAGGATCCTAATGAATGGCAATTTTGGTTGCAATCAGGGTATGATACCCGTGTTAGAGATTGGCATCAAAAGGTATTCAGAACCAACGAGCAGAAAAACACTCCAGTAGTTTTGGCTGGAGATTACGTTTAACTCTAATTTTTATCAAATATGGGAACAACATTTAGCCCAATGGTTTGGCCTTCTGGTCAAAATAATATGGGAGGTTATCAGAATCATGTGCTCTTCTATCCTGAAGATTACTTCACCGCTGAACCTGCTATTGGAGTCGTAGTAGATCTAGACGATAATGTAACTGCCACAGGTGCTTTTACAATGGTGACAGGACTTAAGCCTATCTATGTATATGCTACTCCTAATACGGTGAACTTCCAGTCTGATTCTCAGGGAGAAACTGACGGAAAGTCTTTTGTTCAAAAGGGAGAATTCTTCCACCCTGGAAACACAAAGGCAGTACATGCTTTCGCAAGTATGATTAAGAATACCCCTGGACGACTTGTATTAGTCGATTCGGATGGTAATCAGCAACTTGTTGGCTCGGAAGGACATCCTGTTAGCATCGTTGCCGCATTTACAGGCGGCAAGGCAGCAGCTGATCAGCGTGGATTCAAGTTTGAGTTTAGCTCAGATAGTAATCTATCAGCGGTATTTCTTGAAACTCCGATCGACTTTTCTGCAATTAAAAATGGAACAACTGTAGTAACTCCTTAATAGATGAAACACATTGATAATGTTAAGCAATGGTTGGCTAACCCTCAGCGTAAATACGCTGAGGGTATTGCCATATTCGATGCGATAGCAACGAAGGCCATGAAAGAAAAAGTAGGCAGCTTTCTACACGAAGTTGTCGATGCTGATCAACTTGATATCCATTATACAACTCTGGTAGAAAAACTATCAAAGTGTAGAAGCTATCATGCTCTAGGTCAACTTCCTTCTGCTGAAAATGAGGTAGAAGAAGCCCCTTTGAAAGCTGAAAAAAAATCGGAAGCAGGCCAAAACACTACTGAAAATCCTGAAAATACGGATGAATCATTGATTTCGGAGTTGCAAGATAAAATAAACGACCTTCAGACTGAACTATATGAAACTACTTCAGATGGAGAAGAGTCTGCTGAAAAAATAGCAGAGTTGGAAAATTCTATCGCCGGATATAATGAGCAGCTTATGTTGCTTATGAACGATGTTGATTTTCTCAAACGACCCGGTATCAAGGTTGTCTCAGAAAAAACGCTACCGGACTATCTATTGCCGGTATATGCGCACATTAAGGATATCGTTCCAATTATGGCCAAATTTCATGCTGAGCTCTGCAATGAGTCTATTACAGATGATGAGCGCAAAGAACTTGCCGAAAATATTTGTGCACTTGATGACGAACGTCGGAAGGCCTGGGATATGTTAGATACTTGGGCTGAAGGTAAGGAGATGAAGTTGGAGGTTGAAAAACCTGTATATGAGGAAACTGATTTCCTCAAAGGTCTTCAAATGTCACGTAGGATTAAACGTCTTCGTGAGAATATTTCCAATTCAACTCGCGCTCTAGAATCTGCACAGGCATCAGGACGTAGTACTATCGCTACCAATGCGCAGATTCGTATAGATAAGTATACCGCAGAATTATCTGAGCTTGAGACAGCGTTAGCAGAGCTGGAGAAACTAAAACCAAGTCAAACAGAGAATCCTTCTGAGGAGATTAAACAGCCCGATCCTGTCGATGCTGGAACTGAAGCTCCTCCATCTGAGGAAACGAAGTAACGCGAATCCATTACTAATGTAGGGAGAGTGGGATCACAGTATCTCCTCTCCCTTTTTTTTTATTACTATGAAACAGCAACAGACTATATACGAAAAAATAGAAAAGTCGCTCTATAAAAGAGATAGTGATTGCACCGATTTATCACCTCGAGAGCTGCAGGCAAAAAAGCGAATGATGCTGTGTGTAAGCAAGCTCATGAACGATCCTATGACTCCGGATACGGACTTAATAACTGGATTGCAGAATGGCTTCGATGGTGCTGTGGAAGCCGTAAGTCAATCGCAAGCCTATCGCGACATTACGATGGTGAATAAGTTGGTTGGTAATATCCAGCTTTCTGCCAAAAATTGGTATAGGCATATCATTATAGAAGGTGCTAAGAAGGCATATAGCCTGGCTATTGATGAGAAAGATACACGTGGTGCAGCGGCGTGTCTTAATGTGATCGGTAAATATACGCGCGCTGATAAGGATGACGATGCGCCCAACTGGGACGAGATGCTTCCACCTTCATTGGAGCCTTCAGATGATATTACTCTGTTAGACGGTATGAAGCCAATCGATAGTGCCGAACTCGAGAAAAAACGTATCGAATTTAGAGAGTTATTTAAAAAGGAAGCTGAATCAACCCAATTTAAGGAACTCAAAAAAGATGAATGAAGACCTTTTTACCGAAAGCTACTTCGCCAAAAATCGCGAACGAGTGCAGAAGCACTTCTTTAATAAAGTACAGCGCCGCGCCATGGCCATCAACGCGCACGATGAGTATATTGTTGCAGCACGTGGAGTTGGTAAATCTGAGGGGCTTGATGCGCGCTTTATAATTCGTAATGTTTGGGAGATGCCGGGCTCTACCGGCGCACTGATATCGCCTACGTATGCGAAGGCCTGGGGTAACACACTTCCTGCCATCTGCCACGCACTCAAGTGTTGGGGATATATAGAGGGTGTGCATTATTTTGTCGGCCGAAAAGCACCTTCTTCTATGGGATTCGGAACGCCTAAGCGTACCCCTTTGCGCGAAGCCTGGAGTAATTGTTTTCATTTTTGGAATGGGACTGTCATGGTAGTGCTTTCATTTGCTCAAGGGATGTCGGCTAACTCTATGTCGTTAGACTGGATTCTAGGTAGTGAAGCCAAATTCCTTGATTATGACAAGATTAAGCATGAGGTTAACGCTGCTAATCGTGGTAACATACAATACTTTGGCGATTGCCCGTGGCATCATTCTGTGATGTATACCACCGATATGCCGACTACCGGTCGCGGAAAGTGGATTCTCGATAAGCAGGAAGAATGCTCTCCGGAACACATCGATTTTTTGCGCAATATATATCGTCAAAAGAAAGAGATGGAAATGCGCGAACCTACTAGCTATACCGAGCGCGTAATACGAGAGCTTACATCTGATTTAGCCCTGGCACGCAAGTATCAGAGACCTGTGAAGCCAAAGCCCGGCAAAACGCGCGAATACACGGTCTATTACGATGAATACGATGTGTTCGACAATCTAGAAGTACTGGGTAAGGACTTCATCTGGCAGATGTATCGGGATTCTCCTCCTCTGGTATGGCAGACCGCCTTTTTAAACAAGCGCATATTCCGTAATCCGAATGGATTCTATTCTGGTCTGAATGATGCGCATTTCTATATGCCGGCTGATTCTAGCCGGTTGCCGGAAATAGGGCAGAGAGGATCGCTGCTTAAATTAGGATGCCTCGCTGATGGAGACCTTGACATGTCGCTTCCGATCAACATTGCATTCGATGCGAACGCGGCCATATCCTCTTGTGTAGTATCGCAGGTGCAGAATAAAACGGAACGTATTCTAAAATCTTTTTTTGTAAAAACTCCATTGAAACTTCCGGATCTAGTTCAAAAGGTAGCAGACTATTACCACCTCAAGATCAATCACGACATCAATTTCTATTACGACCACACCTTCGTTTGGAAAAATGCAACTTCCTCTGAAAGTTATTCAGACACGATCAAGAAGATATTCATTACTAATGGATATCGTGTTCGCGAACACTATATAGGTCAGGCTCCGCTTCACTCTTGGAAGCATGCGGAAATCGATAAGGCACTCAAGGGAGACCCGCAATACTTACTCCCTCAATTTAATGAACCTAATAATGAATTTTTACGAATTGCACTCGAACAAACAGGCATTAAGCAAGGTAAAAATGGTTTCGAAAAGGATAAAACTCCTGAAGGGACTCCTGATTCTCCGGATAACCCTGATGAGTATAAAACTCATATCACAGATGCATTCGATACTTTGTGGCTTGGTGATAACTTCTATTACCGCAAGAGCATGGATTCGGATGAAGTTCCGATATTTCTAGGGAAAAAAGGCTAAAAAGGGGTATCCGGCATTTCCCATCGCACGAATTAGGAAATTCCGATTTTGCGGGCTTACCTCCCAAGGCCGTGGCGAAAAATTACCTTTGCTGTGTCTTCGCACCACGCACCGCCCCCAAGAAAAGATTCGAAGCAAGGTTTCGAAATCCCTTATATGCTGGGCGCCTTTCCCCCTCTGGTAGTGCAAAATTTTGTTAAATTTTGGTTTTTTCGAGGAGAAATCGATAATGTCCGCAACACGATGGAACTTTCGAACGGAACTTTTGGAGTGTCCTTTCTCCTATGTATTCTACAACTTATCTTTGTAACAAAAAAATATGGACAAAACAAACTACATACATAGGTCCCGGTTGATTGACCTAATGTTGGTTAAGCAACCGAATGGTGCACCTAAGGAGTTCAGTTTTCGATTCTGTAAGCGATCTACCGGACAACTGGTTACATGGAATCGTGTAGTACTTACGAGCTTTCATGCTAAGGGAGGTACTATTAATATTAAACTATGCAACTCTGAGGAAATTAAGACTATACGACTATGTCTAATTACTCGATTTAATAACTTAACAGTATATATTTAATGAGAAAAACAAAACTTAAGGTAGAAGACCATACCGAATATGCAATACTTCGTGGAGGAAAGGCCATAGTATTATACGCTGATACTAAGGATATGGTGACCGATGTAGATCGTCCTGCAATGAGTGTCGAAGTGTCTTCAGGAACTCAGAAGGGTCAAACAATTGAGTTCGTTCCTCGAGGTGGCAATAACAATGCACCACTCGAAGTAATGAAGCGTGTGATGGAGAATGTGACAGTAGGTGCCTGCGTTGAATTCAATACTAAGGTTGCTTATGGAGATGCTGTAATGGTTCTAAGAATGACCAGAGATGAAACGACAGACGAAATAAAATATAAGCAACTGTTACCATCCGAAGAACCTGAGATATTTAGTTGGATAGAAGATAATGAGTATGATCGTATAGCAGAAGAGATTGCTAATGATCTTGTATGCTTCTATGATTCATACATAGAATACGTCTTCAATCAAGAAGAAGTTCCTCGATTGGTACAGGTCAATGTAAAAGAAGCATCTCATACTCGTATTAGTAAGATAGATCCAGATAAGGGGTATAGCCTATGGCATGGATATAGTGCCCTGTGGCATAAGGGACAGGCATCTGATGATATATCCGTACTTCCTCTATTAAGGAGTAGTAAGCCATTACTCGATTTAAAAACTAGAATGGGTAAGATACCTGGTACAGAAGGATTAGTTAAGATCGTAAAAGATCGCCGCTTTGTTGAGAATATTAAGTTATCTACACCGGGACGTTTCTATTACTCACGCCCGTACTGGTGGAGTATATTCACAAGTGGATGGTACGACTTTTCGTGCTCAATCCCTAAAGTAAAGGCAGCACTTATTAAGAATCAAATGGTGTTACGTTACACCGTATTCATTCGAAAAAGTTTTTTTGGCGACTTGTATGCTAGTAATAACATAACAGATCCAGAAAAACAAAAAGACTTTAAACAAAAGTTTATGAATAATCTCGATGCTTTTCTATCCGGCGAAGAAAATGCCGGAAAGAGTTTCGTTACCATGTTCGACTATGACCGAATGAAAGGAGTAGAAGAAAAAGATATCATTATCAATCCACTCGAATCATTCATCAAGGGAGGCGAATACATTGAGGATAGCGAGGAGACAAGCAACATGATATCTTTTGCAATGGGCGTTCATCCGTCGGTTATAGGCGCCAGCCCTGGCAAGAATCAAAGCATCTCCGGAAGCGAAGCGCGTGAACTATTTAATGTTCACCAGGCTTTGAGCAAAAGCATTCAGAAAAAATGCCTTCTTCCTCTATATCGTGCTAAGGTTATGAATGGCTGGCCGCAAGATATCTACTTCTCAATAGCCAATCTACAACTAACTACGCTTGACAAAGGTACAGGCGCGACTAAAAATATAGGTGTTCCACTTGATACTTCAAAAAAATGAAAATAATTCCCGATATCGAAACTTTAAAAGAAGTGGTGAAAGTTAATGCATCTTTCCCTTTCGAATCAATATCAATCTATATTGATGATGCTCGTGATAACTATATTCGTCCATTCCTTGGCGATGAGTTGCTTGCTAAAGTTGAAGCAGAAGAATATCCTGAACTTCTTCCTTATCTTCGCCGGGCAATCGGTCCGCTCGCTGTTATGCTTTGCATACCTGAAAATGCTATCGTAGTCGGTGACAGCGGTATTACGGTACAGAACGATCAAGGCAAGCGTTCTGTGGCCAGCGATGCTAAGATAGCATCAGCGATGGAGAACCTATACGCTCGCGGATATAATGGCATTGACCGGTTACTTAATTTTATTGACAAGAATTCAGCTAATTATGCTGAAATGAAAGCATGGAAGTATCAAGACAGCCTCGTGCGCAGTGTCTCTGAATTCGAATCAATAAGTCATATTCTAATTGGGGGGTCTGCAGTAAATTTTAGCTTCCTGTACACAGCACTAGTTATGTCTAGCTACGAGATTAATCAAATAATCGGAAACACCTTATCACAACGATTATTTCAGATACTTGATTCTAATGCTGTTACAACTGCAGCAGAGAATAGGTTATTAATATCCTGCCAAAAATTTGTATGTGCAATGGCAAGAGCGTCTTACTCAAGGACAGTAGTAAATAAATATCTTCCTACAGAGTTACGCCCTTTGTTTCCTTTAGGATTTTATGTTGATGAAGAATATTCAAGGCAAGCTGTAATGATGGAACGATGTCGTATAATGGCTGTGCTTTGTGATAACTATGAAGCACTCGGCATTGCTTCGCCTATCTCTGAAGGAATCTATAAAAGTATTAACGGTAAAATGGTTGGAACGCTATGATTACATTTAATATCGATTTAATTGATTTAGAAATTCCTGAAAATTGGAATGAGCTAAGCGATTCTGTATTGCTGAGTCTATCCGGCTTTATTCGTTCCGGACTATCAGCACAGGAGATTAAGACGAAGATGGTTCTTACATGTATCGGTGGGCGTGTCATTCCTATTAAGCATCCTCACCAGGCGAACCATCCGCATGAAAAAAAGTATATCATTGAGCGCCGTCGTCAGCGCAATATTAGAATTACTCCCTCGCAGTTAGCGCGAATGGCTGAAGCATTTGATTTCCTGTACACCGTAGATGAAAATGAGAATAAGAATCCTACGCTTATGCTTGATGTACACCTTACGCGTGCACCGTTTGTTTTTCCACGATTAGAAACACCATCTGATAACTTCTTATCGCTTACCTACGAGCAATTTATGTACCTGCAAGCATATCAAGAGAGGGTTATAGCCGGTGATGAAGAAAAGGTAACCGATATGCTTGCAATATTATATCATCGTCCAGGAGAATTCACTCCTGAAAAAATATCATCCGACTCTTGTATATTATCTCAGTATAAAGATTATATCCCTGTGCTTAATTGGTATTATATTGGATGCTTCAGATGGTTAGCTATTAAATTCCCTCGAGTATTCAGTGGTGGGCATAGTGGTAGAGGACGAATTGGAAATGCTTACGAGGAGCAGATGAGAATAGTAGATGCGCTTAGCGATGGCGATGTGACGAAGAAGCCGACTATACGTGCAAGTATGTTGATGGATGTTCTATCGACAATGGAGGAGAACATAAGGCGATCGGAAAATATGAAGAATAAGTAATAAAAAAAGGCTCTATAATTAAATATAGAAGCCTTTTTTGAATTAGTGATAAAGTAAATAGTACCAGTTTAGAATCTTACATTCTCCATTTTGGCAACTATTTCATTAAATTTTTCCTGAATAATGGTTTTTTGTTTTTCTCTTGCGACAGACATACCATTTTTGTATTTCCGCATTAGAGATGGATTTATACCTACGCTTTTGGCGAATTCCGTAGCATTGATAAAAGGGAAACTCATAAAGAATCCAGACATATCATATCTATATTCTACTTTATAGTTACCATCATCATACCATTCGGGATATTCATTTCTCCTTGAACTGTAGAATTCTGCCTGTTCCAAGATTACTTCCAAAAAATCGTTTTTGGCTTCCTCTTCTGTTAAACCGTAGCCAGTTAATCCGTGTACATCTTTAGCATATACGCCGTATCCACCATCTTCCGCTTTTTCAATAACAGCAGCAATTAATTTCATAAATCTGAGTGTTTTAGTGTAATATTGTCATTATCTACTCCCTCCATTAGATAGGAGGGAGTCTGATAATTTTTTCAATTTGTCATTTTTTGTTTTTCATGCCGGCATCTTTCAGTATCTTATTCAACGTTCCTTTTGGCACTTCTTTAGAAGAATGTCTCGGTACTGTGATGTAATAATCAAAATTTGGGTGAACGTATTTATAATGGTTCGTTCCCCCATTTAATGTCCATCCTGCGGACTCAATTAGTTTGTACAGTTCTGCATACTTCATTAATTTTAAAATTAAATATTTGGTTCTTTTTTGAACCTGATGCAAAGGTAACATATTTGTTCCTATTTAGCAAATAAAACAGGAACAAATATGTTACTATTTAGCATTTTTAACAAACTGACATAGATTTGCAGAAAAACTAGAATATCACCTAATTTGAAAAGATGATAGCTAATCACTTTTATTGTAATGGTTTTTTCATTACTTTTGCATCAAACTAAATAATTTCACATGAAAAAACTTTTTCTAATTAGTATCATGCTGCTTTCGTTTTTAGGAATACGAGCACAAGAGGAGCTTAAATTCTCAAAGGTTATCACAGTAGATAGCCTTAATAAATCACAGCTTTATATAGCAGCTAGAAGCTTTGTAGCTGAATATTACAAAAGTTCAAAGGATGTAATACAAATGGATGATAAAAATTCCTGTCTGTTAATAGGACAGGCTACAGATGAATACCATGCTACTTCATTAATATGTTCTTCATACTCTGGATGGATTGATTATGGATTTAAGATAGAAACGAAGGATGGACGATTAAGAGTCGAATTAAATTCATTTATTCATCATGTTAGGCCTGGTAATTATGAAAAATCTAATTTAGGGCTACTTACTACCGCAGAAGTGTTTACCGATAAAGGATTGTCAAAGAAATATCATAATAAGGTGTGGAAACAATTAAAAGAACAGGCTGGATCTATTAGCGCTGATTTTTTTGCCTCTCTCGAAAAATATGTAAAGGAATTCAAGGAGAGTAAAATAAAACCGGAAGAAAGCTGGTGAAATTATATGCTCGTTAAAAATAACTCCTCAAATATTTGGTGGAGTTATTTTTTTGCCATATATTTGCCCCCGTCAAAACACATACGGAGTGCTATTCGTACCGCAGAGCTAGGTTAATGCTCAACGAAAATTCGGGCTTTTTTTATGCCCGATAATAACCATTTTACTTGTATATAGAAATGGTATATACGAAATAGGCGGCTGTACTTTCCCTTACTTTTTTTGCTCTCGGGCGAAATCTGTATGTGTTTTGGCGAACGGGAAGGGACAGCCGTTTTTCTGTTCTATAAAGCCAAAATACATACAGTATGAAAGCCAATCTTTCAGTCACTAATCGGCAGAGCTTAGCATCTACCGCAAAACAGAGCCTACAATCGTGGCTCCACAGTCCAATTACATTCGCCTCTAATATAATGGGGCAAAAAGTAACTTATGCTCATTTCTTGCATCTCTCTCATTGTTGCATCGCATTTATATTTATGGCGATATCAGCTAATTTTTCTATACTACTAACGATAATTGGGCTAGTGTGGTTCATTACCTCTTTATCTTCAGCTAAGAAAGGAGGTTTAGAATGATGAGATATATCGAAGTCATTTCTTACATACCTAAGAATAAGAAGCAAGGAGAAGCCATTGATATAGTATTACCACATCACAGCCAATTAATGCAATCGGATGATGATTATACTGAATTTAAGGCTTATATTTCCGAGTCAATCCGTGCACTTAATGCTAAATTCCCAAAGGCAAAAACGTTGGGATTAGAATTACATGAGAATTCTATACATTGCATTAGTAATGGTAACACAGATGAGAAAACATTTATTATTTTGGTAAAGCCTATTAAATCAACTTATAAGAGTAGGATTTCTTAATTACCTTTTTAAAAAGAATAAGTCCTTTATAGCCCCAATTATTGGGGCTATTTTTGTATCGTAACTAAATATCTAATTATGGCATACAATCATTATCAATACGGATTATCAATTGCGAAAGGGCTCCGTGAAATCGCGCATAGCGATACTAATAAACGATACTTCTTCGCTACAGAAGATGAGGGAAGCTTAGAAATGATTGAGGGGATGAGTTCTTCTCGAGGAATGATTATGGTATCTATCGACGGCACGAATAGCGACTTCGATTGGCAATGCGATAATCTAACTGAAAAACCTCAATATTTTTTTTTAGTACTTGAGAGTGGCGATTCTACGCAGGATGATATCCTTGCTCGACGAATGCATTGCAAGCGAATCGCAATGCAGATTATTGCAAAAATGATGGCCGATTATGCCAGTGGCGATTCTACTATGCAGCAGCTACTTCCGGACACTTTAATTATGCGTGGAATTGGTCCTGTTGTAGATAATTATCATGGCGTATTGATTGGCTTTAACATAAGTCTTTCAACAAATTATGCAATAGATGAAACGGCATGGCTGTAACTAAAAGCATCGATGAATTTCTTCTAGACGATTGGCTTGACCTTCGTCTGAAAATGAATGCTGTTGCATTTAAGCGTAAGGTTTCTCTTGCTAGCGCAGCAGGTATTGAAGTACCTATGTGCGTGATGGCCGGCATTCGAGTTCCTAATGTTACATTCGTAACAGAGAGTGAAACGGCTCGATACAATCGAATGCTAGATACCGATAAGGTGAATCAATTCAATGCGAAAGTAAAAGCCTGGGCGAAAGAGGTTGAATCAATGCTTCGGTCTTCTGCATCGAGTAGCTTCTCGCATACAGGAAAAGGACCGCATCTTCCTGATACCATTCGTAGCGCAGTTCGCTACGACAAAAAATATAAGACGGAAGCCGTATCTGTTGGCTTCACATTTGCTCGGCATGGTATCTATCGCCATTATGGTGCATATCGAGGATATGGCGGATTATCAGGAAGTCAGTGGACTGATAAATACGGAACACTTAAGCATGCTTCTTCCGAAAGCTTGGGAAAGATGGGCTCCGGCAATGTCACTCCTGTTGACTGGTTTAATCCGGTAATTCGTAGTCATGTAGATGCCCTATCTGATATCGTTGCTGACTATTGCGCGGATATGACTATTAACCTTTCTCAGTTGTTCCTTCCTGAATAGATTCGCAACCCCTTTAATGTCCTTTATAGCCCCAATTATTGGGGCTATTTTTGTAACATAAATAATTGTAATTATGGGCAATAACGACACTAGAAGGGGTATCAAGGTATATCTAGATACAACGGACTATACGAAGGGAATGCAAGCTATCGTTCAGAAAACAGCTGAATATACTCATTCTCTCCAAGAACTTGAAGCTGCCGGAGAGGGCAATAGTAAGGCTGCGGACAAAATGAGGCAGACACTCGTTCGCCTGCAAGAAACCGAAAATAAATACAAGAATGACGTTACTCAAACAAAAAGAGTACTTGAAAATTTATCAGGGTCTACTTACAATCAGCTTATAGGGGTTCGTAAAAAATTAGATGCTCAACTGAAAAATTCAGTACAGGGGACAGAAAAATACAATGCTATACTTGAACAACAGCGTAGAGTTGGGCTTCAGGTAGCTAAGGTGGATCAAGATCGACGTTCTTCACTTGGCGCACAATCAAGTGCTTATAGCCAGGCTACTTCATCTATTTCGGAATATATCGGCAAAGCTACAATGCTAGTAGCTAGCGTTATGGCAATAAAATATACGATGGAGAATAGCGTAGAAGCTTATGCTTCTATGGAAGAAGCCATGAGTAAGGGTAGAAAGTATATTGGTATGACTGAAGACCAGGTTCGCGATTTGAATAAATCGCTTCAGCAAATTGATACTCGGACGAGTAGAGAAAAACTCAATGCGCTAGCTGGTGATGCAGGTAAACTTGGTGTAGCCGGTAAGGAAGGAGCTCTTGAATTCGTGGATGCTGCTAATCAAATCAATGTAGCACTTGGGGAAGATCTTGGTGAAGATGCAGTAAAGAATATCGGAAAGTTGGCAATGACGTTTGGCGAAGATAAAACAAAGGGACTTCGTGGAGCAATGCTTGCAACGGGTAGTGCTGTCAATGCGGTTGCACAAAGTTCTAGTGCTTCTGAACCTTATTTAGTTGATTTTTTGGCTCGAGTGGGAAGTACTGCTCATCTAATGCATATATCCCAAGCTGATCTAATTGGCTATGCTTCTTCTCTTGATCAGAATATGGCTGAGGTAGAAGTTGCAGGTACGACTTTCCAAAATGTAATGGTAAAAATGTTTCAAACGCCTGCTAAGTTTGCAAAGATGGCTGGGATGGACGTAAAGGAGTTTACTAATCTTATTAAAACAGATACCAATGAAGCCTTCATCCAGATGATGCAGAATTTAAATAAAATGGGAGGAATGGATAAACTTGCTCCCATTTTTGCTGATATGAACTTAGACGGCCAGAAGGCTGTTCAAATATTAAGTATATTTGCAGGAAACATTAATCAGGTTCGGCAAGAACAACTTAATGCAAATAAGGCTTATAATGAAGCTACGTCAATCACACAAGAATATAACATCCAAAATAATACAGCTCAAGCAGTAATTGAAAAAAAGAAAAAAGCTATTCTTGATGAAACGGTAGCATTGGGAGAAAGATTAATGCCAGTCTATGAGGATTTCATGGATGGTCAAATTCATTTAATCGAAATAACCAAAACTGTAATAGGTTGGTTTATTGATTATTCTAAAGAATTAATAGTCGCTGCAGTAACTCTCGCTTCGCTTCTTCTTGTTAAAAAGGCCGATATCCTTTTATCCAAAGAAAGCGTATTATGGAATAATCGGATTGTAACCTCTCTTAAAGCTATTGGAACCGCTATTAAGAAGAATCCTTATACTCTGATTGCCGCAGCTGCAGCAGCTGCTATTGTTTATTTAATTGACCTAAAAAATAAAAATGAAGAAATTGCAAAATCGGAAGATAGATTGGCTGCCGTTAATGAATCGGCTACCAAAACATATATTGATCAATCTGCCAAAGTGGATACACTTACGGCAATTTTAAATGACAATGGAATCGCGCTAAATGAGCGGAAAAAAGCACTTGAAACGCTTAAGAGTATTATACCAGGATACAACGCACAACTGACTGATGAAGGTAATATCATCAATAATAATACGAATGCAATTAAGGATTATCTAGTTCAACTTCAAAAACAAATAAGATTGAAAGCTGCTAAAGATGAGTTAGTTAATCTATATAAAACAGAACGTGAGCTTCAAAAATCAGAAGCAGATCAAAGTGCAGCATATTGGAAAACAAAACAAACTAATACTCTGCAGGGATATAATCGCAATGCTCTTCCTGCGAAGCTGAGTCGGATATTTGGAACTTCTGATGAAGATTCTCAGCTGAATACGCTTCAGAAAACTCAGACGGCCTTAAATGGCGTTAAAAATAATATCAGCGCAATACAAGATGAAATAGGCCTTACGGCTTCTGACTTAGCGGATGTAAAAGAGATCAATACGGATATTACTGATACAAATAAAAAGGCAGTACCTTATGTTCCCGAGGCAAAAAAACAGAATGAAAAAGCTATATGGAAGCAAAAACTTGACATTATAAATGCTGCATATGAGGAGCAAAAGGCCGCTACTAAGCAATTTAAAACAGATAACAATCTTACTGAAGAGCAGTATAATATGATAGCTCTATCACAAGAATCAGAATATCAATCGAAGCGAATCAAATCACTCGATAAATCTTTATCAACTGAAAAGAAAGCATCGGCAAAGGTCGAAATTAGAAAGGAGATTGCAGAAGCTAATTCTGCTATGCTTGATGCACAGGTGAAATATGACAATGCATCTGTTGAAGAAACTAAGACCTGCAGAGATGAAGACTTAAAGCAATGGAATTCTTATTATGATACTCAGAAATCTAACTACGAAGTAAAACTTAGTGAGCGTAATATGACTCAAGAGGATTATGATACTGAGATGACCATTTTGGACGAATCGGTATCAGAGCGTCGCCTTGCAATTGAAAATAATTACTTGGCTGCCATCAAACATCTTGGCATTAAAGCAGAACAAATAAGAGTTGATGCCGAGAAAGAAGCCGGAACCTCTGTATTAGCAGCTGCTAGCGAAAATGCTTTAGCTCGCGCTAAGGTACAGGAGAATATGTATCAACGCCTTGCTTCCATTGCTGATAAGGAAGTAGGCACGATAGATGCCCCTGCCAATTATCAGATGCAGCTTGCTATGTTGGATTCTTATTATAATGCTGCTAAACAGAAACTTGAAGAAGAAGGAAAGGATAGCACTGAATTAACGAAGTCTTATGCTCAAGCTAAACTGTCAGTAGAAAAAAAATATCAGGATGAAAAGAATGAACTTCTTGATGAGTACGGTCTATCTACGAGTGAAGATCGTGCTAACAGAGAATTAGAAGTTTTCCAAAAAACAAATAAGAAAGTACTTCTTAACGAAAAGCAAACACAGAAAGCTCTTGGAAAAATTCGTGATAAAGCCGGCGACGATTGGAAAGAAACGATGTCTAAAATTAGTGCAGTTACCAGTGCTGCCAGTGATGCAGTAACAGCCCTACAAGATGCCGAGATAGCGGGCATGGAAGCTAAATATGATGTAGAGATTGAAGCAGCAGGTGACAATACGGAAGAAGTTACTCGTCTCGAAAATGAAAAGGCACAAGCTAAATTAGATATTCAAAAAAAATATGCCGACATTGACTTCGCAGTAAAAGCTTCAGAAATTATAGCTGATACAGCCGTTTCAATAATGAAAGCAAATGCTGATTTGGGTCCTATCGCGGGTCCTATCGCTGCAACATTAATGGGTATTACCGGTGCAGCTCAATTGGTAGTAGCGAATGCGGAACGTGAGAAAATAAAGAATATGACTTTAAGCAGCTCTAGCTCAAGCAGCTCAACAGCCTCTCGTGTAACGCAATATGCTACGGGAAAGTATGATGTTATGGGTGCAGATGATAGGCGCTCCTATAATGGTGTACCTTACCTTGAATCAGCTAGCGGAGTAATTACACACCCGGCACTGATCAGCGAGCAGGGGAGTGAGTTAATTATAAATGCTGCTGACCTGAAGCTCTTACAGAAGGATGTCAATTATCCACTTGTGTTGAAGTCGATCGAAAATGCACATCGCGGTACTCCTGTTACACAACATGCTTCAGGGACGATATCAGCATCTTCTACATCGGACTCCTCTCGATCGGCTTCTTCCGCTGCGAGCAATTCTGATTATGCCGAATTACTTACTGCAGTAAAAGCTCTTACCGAAAAGATGGGCTCCCCGACGAAAGCGTACGTAACACTTACCGACTTGTCGGCCAAGCAAGAACTAAAATCACGTCAAGAGAAAAGATTTACTCGAGGTGACAAAAAAAATAAATAAGTATGCCATTAAAGATATCAACCAATAAGGGGACATTTGATGTACCGCGTGACTTTTCTATGGAGATAGAGGTTAATTCTCCTCTATATAATGAAAAAGGAAGTCAGAGTATTAGTAGTACGATTCCGTACACTCGTAATAATCGTGCTATGTTGGGTCCGATCGATCGACTTGACATTGCTTCAGCTCCGAGTTCTGATCAGAAGGCGATCGTATCAGATGGCTCATTCATGCGCCGCGGATTACTTAATGTGGATAGCGCTTCTAGTAAGGAAGGCATTACACTTAATGTCGGCCTAGACGAAAGTGTGATGTATGACGAATGGAGCGACGTATCGCTGCAAGATATTCCGAATCTTCCTAAGTACGCGCCCGCCTCTCTTTCCGTTCTAATATCCGAAATGGTGCAGGTGTACAATGGCGACATTACGCGTGATTATACTTTGTTCCAGGTATTGATTAAGCGAGATACAGAGAGTGATGTGGATTACGATTTTATACTCAATCCACTAAAAAGAAAGAGTGAAGACGTTGCTTCTTCCGATTTTTTTAAATTGGTTCTCGATGTTGATCGGGATACTATGAAGCAAGTTGTTGACGGCACTGTAACGACTGTTACAATACCTGAAGGATACTGCATTTGTCCATTTCTTCGTGTGTACCGGGTATTAGAACTTTTATTCTCTGCTTACGGATATACGCTTACTGAAAATCCTTTCTACAGTGATCCTCAATTGCGTTCGCTCGTACTCCTGCACAACGTTCCTGACATTCTGTGCACAGGGGTATTGTACTACAAGGATATGATGCCGGAATGCACAATCAACGATCTGCTCGACTCGCTTAAGGCGCATTTTGCGGCTTTTGTTGTGGTAAATAGCGACACGATGACGGCGCGTATCGTAATGTTTCGTGATATCTCGGCCTCCGATGATAAGGTTGATTGGACAAATAAGCTAACTGGAGCGCCACTCATAACTTATAACGAGCCGAAGCAGCTCAAGCTATCTTCGAGTACCGGGTTTGATGGAGCGGCTCCGTCAGACGACAGCTTCGAGACTATGTTTAAGAAGTACCACGGAATCTGCCACGTAGTCAACGACTTATTGCATAATGCAACTTCTCTTACTGACTATGCATTTTTGTATTCTAGAAATGATGGAATGTATTATACTATCGATGTCAATACCTTCGCTATTACTGCAATCTCCACGAACTTCTTTGAATATGATCGTGAAACAGCCGGGATTGATTACGAGGAGATATCCGGATCCGATGAACTCGTACCTTTTAAAACAGTTGCGCTATTTGGCTTAATACCATACTACCAAGCAGGTTATGTCCATCGACATACTACGTTAGATAATACTACTTCTTCTTCTGATTCTACAACGACTACAAGTTCTACTTCAGATGACGAAAAGGATACACCTCTTTCATTTTTATTCGATGCCGGGATGGTGAAAGCTAATAACTACAGTACAGATATTGTTCCTACTTATCGTTTTGGCTCGAGTACCGGTCGCCAGGCTAATGGACTGCGTGCATTGTATAATGGTGTGCAGGGATTATACTCGCTGCACTATGTCGGAGAAGATGGTGCATTTAATCGGTTTTGGAAGGAATATGATTCTATACTCCGTTGGAGTAACCATACCGTGGAGACTTCTGCGGTACTGAGTAAAAAAGATATTGCAGCACTAGATAGCGTAGGGATTATTCGTGTCAATGGCCAGCGTTTACTTTTAGATACTCTTACTTATACGCTTCCAATACTTGGCAATCCGGAGACTGATATCACACTACGCACTACGAGATTATACGATGGTGCTGATATCGCAGCTACTTATAAGAATTTCGAAGACCAACTTTACAAGTGGTCTAAAAGTAGTAATCTTCAGCAACTAGCACTACAGGCATACAATGTAGCGATAGCTTATCTAACGGCAAATCCTGGATATGGAAATTTAGCACATTGCTTTTTTCAGGGTGGATTTCTTATCAATGAGTATTCAGAAGAAAAGTTCGACTTCATGTATCCTCCAACAGCGGCCGAGTTTGCTGCTGGTAAAACGCATGTTTTTCAAATCGATGGCGCTTCTAGTTTTCAGCTCGTTATAGATACATCTTATATAGATGTAGTAGCAGCTGCTGTAGGCTTCACGTATGAAAAGGGTAATCTCTATGAAATTGTAGAAGTAATGGAAAATTACGAGCGGTATTACTATTATTATACCTGCAAAAAAATTGTGAATTATACCTATACTCTTGCGGCATCTATGATAGTATAGTGTCCTTTATCTTAATCTTTATACTTAGTATCTTTGTCCTATGAAAAATTCAGAAAGCATACTTATAGCCCCTGAGGTTGTTGATTATACCGCACTTCTTGTTTCTTTTCAATCCATATACGGATTAACGAAGACGGAAGCCGACTTATATACCTTCCTCACTACGCCATCGGTTGATCGTGAACGATTCATTGCCAATCGGACGATGGTATCGGTAAGTAATAACGTTGCAAAAAAAACAATTGTATGAGTCTGACAGCTACATTATACAATACTACGGCACTCGTTGGTAATCCAGTCAAGGTCGTTATAGCTAGTTCTAGTCAAGCTACCTACAAGATTAAGCAAGGCTCTACAATAGTATATACAGGTGTCGTAGAAGCCGGAACTACTACTTTCCACATCGGGGATATCCTTAGCTCTCTCGTATCAGGAACTCTGTACGAGGATGTTACGGATATCCTTCTTCAGAATTCTAGCAACGTTGCTAATTATAGTATCGAGGTAACCAATACGGAAGGTAACACGGCGATATCGGTCAATGGTACTGCAGTAGCAGGAGCTATATCGAAGCGGGCATTACGTACGCTATTGAATACCGGGAGTAATATTTTCACTTTTAAATTGCTTAATGGAGCCGGCAACTTTTTCATGAGTACCCGGAGCAGCTCGAAGGTACTTAACATTCGAGAAACAGAACTCGTTCCGCTTGTATTTATTGCTCCTACTACTGCCATTATATTAACAGCCGGCGTAAATGCATACACTATGAGTGGACTTGTCGTTGGGAAATGCTATGCGCTCAATATAGAAGCACTTCGTAGATATTTCTGGAATACTCATAAGCAGCTGGCCAATCAATTCGTAGTAAGTACTGAAGAAGGTACTTCTGTTACAATACAGATACTTGAGAGCCTGGAAGTGAATGCTCATTTCTATATCGATTTTCTGAATTCATTTTCTTGCTATGAGCGGATTGAGGTGCGCGGATCCGGAACACTTACGCAGGAATCTTCATCGGATGATGATAACTATTCTCAATACGATGAAGATGTGAATGATTATGTAGAGCGCCGTAATCGTCAGCGTAGCCAGGATACGTTAACTGTATCGACTGGATTCAGAACTGAAGAAGAATTTCTATTCCTTATTGATATTCTATCGTCCGACGAAGCATTTTTAATCGGGTATGAAGATCGCCGTATTCGTGTGAACGTGACTACAGAAGATTATACGCTATATAAAAATCTAGGTAAGACACAGCGCATGGATTTGAAATTGAAGTTCGCCGATGAGGAGCAGTTCTTCACTCAGGCATTAAGCTCTGCTGACTTCGATGATCCTAGAATTCATTCTGAACAATTCTCAGCTCAATTTAATTAGGATGGCGGACTATTCACAGGAAGTAGTAGATGCCCTTATAGAGCACATTAAAACGACTCTTAAAAAGGGGAGCGTAACCAATGTACAGGTCGCGGCTATTCTCGATTTTCTGAATACTCGACAATCTGACTCAGAGGGAATATATCTTTCTAAGGTTAAGAGGGACGTCGCTCAGGAGCTTATTGAATTTTTAAAGGGAATAATAGTTACCGGAGAATCGGAATTCAAAGACCGAACGACTTTCAGAAAAGGCTTAACAGCTTATTCCACCTCCACCGAAGGGGCAGGAAATGGAATTACTGAAGGAGAGGAAAGCGAGATTATAGAAGTAGATGCCTCCGAATTTTCAACGACCATTGGCGGATTAGAAAATGTAAGCGATGCGGCAGACAATGCAAGTGCCGGGTCTATTCTTTCTTTTGATGGCGCACAGTGGGCGGTTATAGCGTCTCAATCAGATACTGCAACTGATATTGCTAATATGCTAGTTCCTGTGTGGCATACAGTTCTACAAAAAATGATATTTGTTCCATGTTCAATATTCGGATCAGGCCAAGTTGTCACTAATAATAAATTCCCATACACATTACCATTAATACTCTCATAATATGGCACTAAACATATCAAAACAAACAGGTGATTCTTTCTCTGCTGCTGAGCTAATGCAGATTATAGATTTTATCAATACAACGGATTCATCTCTTACATCATTAACCACTACGGTGGCTAATAAGGTAAATGCCATTGTAGGGAAAGGGCTTTCTACACATGACTTAACAGCAGAATTATATGAGAAATTAAGTAATTGTACCGAGTATACTTCTGATCAGATTGATGCTGCA